TGACCCAATGATTGATTTTACCCGTAGGACAATAGGTGGTCGGGGTGCAAAGATTGTTGAGACTGAAGTACAGCGCATTCAACAGCAAACTGGACTTGAGCCAGATGATATTGTTTCCAAGATTGCAAGCGGTGAGATTATGGCTGAAAACCCCAACATCTTGGGGATTGTCAGGGCTTACGCTTCTGGTGGTGGTGATGCTTCTAGGACTATTCGAGAGGCTTTAACAAATAGACCAACTACTTTACGCAATAAGACAGTTGAAGAAATATCAAAAGAGTTGAGTGCTGGAACAGAACCCAACGTATTGAAGAAGTTTGCACAATCTGAGGCAGAAAGAGTAACCGCTAAAAATGCACTTTATAACAAGGCATACGATCAAGGTGGTGTTATTACTGAGGAAATGCTGAACTCTTTAACAGATGCAATGCAACGCTCACCTAGTGCCTATGAGTTGATAAACAAGTTATCTCAAGCACAATTAAAGACAAAGCCATTCTTCACAATGAACGAGGCTGGTGAAGTGACATTCATCAGACCACCAACCATTAGAGACATGGAGATTGCTAGGCGTGGTCTTAAAGCTGATATAAACAGAAAATATACCAGCGGTGAAGGCGACATTGCAAAAGAACTTCAGCCTTATGAATCAACATTAAGAGGTTTGATTGATAAGTCTGCACCAGCGGTAGGTGAAGCAAGATCACAAGCCGCAAGTGATAAGGTAACTACTAAAGCATTTAATGATGGAAAATTAGCCTTTGGTAAGAGTCCAGATCAAGTGCAAATTGAGTTTGAAAAACTGATTTCTGCAAGCCCTGAATCTGTTTCAGCTTATCGTGCTGGCATTATGGCTCAGTTGCGCAATAAGATGAGTATGGGTGGTAGAACATCCATGATGGCTAATTTGGAGAGTGCTGAAGCTAAAGAAGGTCAGATTCTTAGGATTATTTACCCTCAAGACAAGGTTGATGACATTCTCAAACTGGCTAGGGTTGCATCACAATCTCAAAAAGCGTCAGGTAAGGTCTTAGCTGGTTCTGACACTGCCCAAACATTGCTTGAGTCTAAGAATATTGGGATGAAAATTTCACCTGAAGAAGTAGCATCAGTATTCTCTGGTGATGCTTTCACAACCATGCGAGTGGTATCAAAGATTGTGCAAAAGAATGCACCTAATTTGAGTCCAGAGCAAAGGCAACAAGTGGCTAGGGTATTGGTATCTGAAGACCCTGCTTTAGTCTCTAATGCTTTGCGTGACCAAAGTGGTATGGCAATACTTCAACAAAGATTGCAAACTATTGGCAATCGTGTTGCTAGAACATCTGGCGGCTTGTTGACTGCTCCAGCTACAACAGGCTTACAGAACTTCTTGACCCAATAGGAGACTGAAATTGATCCAATCAGTATTTGTCTTCTTGCGGCTGGCTTGGTTAAAAATATCCAAGCTGGCTGTGACCTTTACAAGCAAGCTAAAGAGCAGTTTGTCTCTATTAAGCGAACTGCTGATGAAGTTATTGCCATTGGCAAAGAGGTTAAAGGATTTTGGGGGTCGTTGCGTAAACTATTTGGCGGTAGCCCCAAGCCTGAAACTGCAAAGTCTGTGGCAAAGGCTAAAAAGTCTGACTACGTTGCTGTTGACGAAACTCAAGTCAAAGCTGAAATCGTTAAGAACCTAAGTGAGTTCTTCAAGTTACAGGAACAGTTAGAAGCGCATATCAGAGAGTCAGAGGAGAAGGCTAGAACTGTAGTTTTTTCCGATGATGTGAACTTGATGGAAGAAGCCCTAAACAGGGTTTTGGCACAGCAAGAGATGGAGAGGTTGGTAGTCCAGATCAGAGAGTGCATGGTCTATCAGTCACCTCCTGAGATGGGTGCTTTGTATTCAGAAGTGTTCAGCATGAGAGACATCATTGCTGGAGAGCAAGCAAAAGCAAGGAAGATGCGGGATGCAGAATCATGGCTACGAAAGGAAAGGGAGCGACTCCTAGCAGAAAAACAAGCATACCTGTTGGTAGCTTTCCTATTCCTAATATACCTTTGGATGCTAATAGGTCTGGTAAGCAAGATTGGGAGAGCGTAGTGGGATGGATTGCTGCTTGTGTTCTTGTCGTATTGTTGTTACCTGTTTTAGGTATGCTTTACATAGATATTTTGCAAGCCAAGCATGAAGCTAAACAACAACAGGAAAAAGTGCAAAAGCTGATTAAAGAACTTGAAAGGGAAAAAAATGACAAAGCAACTTGAGAAAGATTCAGCCTACAACGAGTTTGATACCGATCATGATGGCGTGGTCACCGATGCTGAGTTGGCTAGATCAGAGCGCATGATTCTCATTGAGAACATGGACAAGATGGCTGACCAGCAGCGGGTTATGGCTTGGGCGGCTTTAGGCGCACCCCCTGTTTTAATTGCATTCCTTGCTTCTGCTTGGGTGACGCTAGAAAAAGTTAATGCGTTGGCAGGACTTACCACTACTTACTGTGCGGCAATGGGAACGATTGTGGTTGCGTTTATGGCAGCACAAGCCTATGTTCGTGGAAAGACAGGCGAATGAGTTTATTTAATCCTTGGGTGCTGTTGGGCATCCTGATGGCTGTTTTAGGCGCTTTTGGTAGCGGTTACTACAAGGGTAGCGAGGATGAGAATACTCGCCAGCAAGTAGAGATTGCCGCTTTGAATGCCAAGGCTAGGGATACTGAGCAAGCGATGGCTCAAGTGGCTCAGAATTATGGACAAAAACTAAGAAAGGCAAATGATGTTGCAAAAGTTAAAGAAGACAAGTTGCGCTACGATATTGCTTCTGGCAAGCGCAAGCTGTTCATTCCTGTCAAAGCCCCCGACTGCTCCATACCAGCCGCCCCAGATGCCCCCGTTACCGATGGAGATAACAGCGGAGAAGCATCAGCCGAACTTAGTGGAGAGGTTAGTGAATCTCTTATCGCCATCGCCAGTGAAGGAGATGCAGCCATCAGAAAACTCAACGCCTGTATCGAATCCTACGAAACCTTGAGGAACATGAAATGACTATCTACATTCCTCTGCTTTACATTTGCATAGCATTGGAATGTAAGTTTTTTCAGTCAGAGATTTACACCTTGAGTAAGCAAAAATGTGAACAAGAGATTGCTCAACAAAAAATTGAAATTACCAAACAAGGTAATACAGTTGATGCAATTTGTATTGACATGGACATTAAACTAGAGAAAAAACAAGATTTATACAACGTTGTTTATTAAACATTGAACAAATCACGTTAAGATTCATGTTGTTGTCATTGATTTAGTTTACTTTATGGCAACTTCACTGGAGTTGTCATGCCAAAACCTGTTTACAGCGATGAAGAATTCATTGAACTTTGGAGAACCTACCAGTCGGGTTCTGTCATGGCAAAAGCCATCAACATGGATTTGCGTAGTATTCTTAGGCGCAAAAATGCTATAGAACTTAGGTATGGCGAAAATCTTAAGTCAAAAAACAATCCCACTCAAACTGTAAAATTAAATGCAGCTAGGAAAGAACTAGGGATTGAAAATGGCGTTGTTCTGGTTTTTAGTGATGCTCACTTCTGGCCTAGTGTCCATACAACAGCGTATAAGGGTCTTCTTTGGGCGATTAAAGAGTTTCAACCCAAGGCTGTCATTGCCAATGGAGATGTATTTGATGGCGCTAGTATTAGCCGTTTTCCTCGTATTGGATGGGATTCAACGCCATCGGTAATACAAGAGTTGAAAGCCTGTGAAATAGCCCTTGGTGAGATTGAGGAGGCTGCTAAGAAAGCTAGACACAATGTAAACCTAGTGTGGACACTGGGTAACCATGATGCAAGGTTTGAGAACCGCCTAGCTGCCAATGCACCTCAGTATGAGTATGTCAAAGGGTTTTCCCTAAAAGACCATTTCCCTGCTTGGCATCCCTGTTGGTCTTGCTGGCCTACACAGGAAGTGGTTGTCAAACATCGCTGGAAGGGTGGTGTACACGCTACACACAATAATACTGTCGGTGCTGGTGTAAGCATCGTTACAGGGCATCTACACAGCCTTAAAGTGACCCCTTTTGCTGACTACAATGGCAACCGATTTGGCGTTGATACAGGCACTTTAGCTGATACTAATGGGGCGCAGTTTGTCAATTATCTTGAGGATTCTCCTACCAACTGGAGATCAGGGTTTGCTGTACTGACATTTCATAATGGGAAATTGTTATGGCCTGAGTTAGTGCATAAATGGGGTGAGGGACAAATAGAATTTAGGGGTAAGGTATATGACGTATGACCTTGTGGCTTATCTGAGATCAGAAATCAAAGAACTTCATCATATTTTGCATGAAACTCAACTGGCTTTGGCACAGGCAAATGACAGACTAAGCCGCCGTTCTGAACCTTTAACTGAGGAGCGTGTATATACCTTGTATAGACGTAGCTTGGATTGGCGGCAGTTGGCTAGAGACATAGAAGCAGAACACGACATTGAATAAAAAAAGGGGAGTCCTAAGACCCCCCTATGAGTAACAACTGCACTTAAATTATGCCACACGTTCCCAGACAATACCATCTTCGTCTTCTACGACTTCTCCGATTTCGTATTCTTCGGCTTCTTCGTA